ACCATAAATAATATTTTTATCTACACGACCTTCTCTTAAAACATCTCCATCTTTATCTAATTTTGTAGCTTCTATATATGTAGCATTAATAAGTTCTTTTACATATTCTATTATTTCTTCTTCACTTAAATTACTCATTTAACCACTCTACCTCTAATTCCTGCTAAAAAAGTTAATGTTTTTGCTTTTTCTATTTCTTCTTTATTCATTTATTATTCCTCTGCTTTCTTATAAAAATATTCTATAAAACACATATTTTCATTTGTCATATCTTCAACCAATAATTCCTGTAAATTTGCTATTATTTTATTTGCTATTTTTACTTGTTCTTTTTCTTGCTTTAATTCTTTTTGTAGTTTAGATATATAATTTCTCAATATGGGTTCTTGTTCTACACCTAGCCAATAGCCATTTAAAAATTTTTCACATACTTCTTCTTCACTCATATTCTATCTCCTTATATCTGGTAAAATATAAAAGTTATCAATACTTACTTCTTTTAATTGAGATATAAATTTTGCTGTAATTTTAGCAGTATCAATATCTTCAAATTCTCCAAAATCTTCATACATATCTTCATTTAATTTTAGAAGTAATTTCATTTATCAGCTTTCCTTTCTAATAAATTTTTATAACCATTTATAATATACTCATATTTAACACTTTTTCTTGGACTACAACCATCTCTCATAATTGTTGTCATATCTTCTGCCATTGCACATATTATTTCTTCTTTCCTATCTAATTCTTTTAATACTATATCTATTGCTTCTAATTCTTTTGTGCCTATTTCTTCATATATAACATTTTTCTGTACTTCTCTTAATGTTTGTTTTGCTTCTTTTAGTTCCATATTACCTCCTAATAATGTTGCATAACTAGAATAGCAACTTTCAATAATTAAACTTTTTAGGATATTAAATGCATTATATATATCAACATTATCTAGTATTAGTTAATATCTAAATTAATGTAATTCTATTATTTCATTGTATAATTTTTTCGTTCTTTCACCTTCTTTGTATCTTCTTTCTAGCTCGTTACAACCCATTACATAAAAAGTTCCTGTCCAACCTAAACCTAATGCCATTTCTCTCATTTGTTTTAAATGCTGTAATGCTTCTTCCCATTTTTCTTCACTAATATTCATATTTCAAAATTCCTTTCTATTTATTGTGTTCTATATCTAATAATTCTAATAAATATTCTGTTTCATTTGGCGATAACACATAGTTTCCTAAAGATGTTCTACAAGTTTCAATATATTCTTTTACTTTATTTATGATTTCTTTTTTTTCAGTTAGTTCTTTTTTAAATCTTGATTCTGCTCTTAATAAAATAATACTTGCAGTTTCTAATTCATTAAATGTTATACTTTTTGATACATCTATAAATAAAGTATTATCCATTTTAAATTCTCTTTCTTTCATTTTTTTCTGATACATTGTATCAATTATATTTTCAGCTTCTTCTAATTCCATATTAATTAACCTCCTTATTTATAACCATTGCCTTCATATTGCCAAAACATAGTACCTTTACTAGCACCACATTTTGGGCATATTATTTCAATTTCATCTCCGTTAGGATTTAAAAATAATTGAGTTTTATCTTCTCTTACTAATTCACAAAATGAATGTTTACAAAATAATCTTCCTAAAAGATTTTTATGATTTATTTCAACTATTGCATACGGATCATTCATAAACATATTTTGTGAATAAATATATCTATTTCTCATTGTTTTCCTCCTTACGTTTTTTAACTTTATCTGTGCACCCTTCTCCTGTTTCTAAACATTGTCTGCAAAAAGGGTATTTTCCATATTCACAAGCCATTTTATTCTATCTCCTTACTCCAACAATTTTTCCAGCCCCTTCTTTCAGTTTCTTCTTGAGCTTTGTTAATAATTTCTTCTATTGTTTCTCCTTCAATATCAAGATAATCTTCATACTCTCCATTAAATATTCTATACTTCATTTTTCAATACTCCTTTTACAAATTCTTCTATTGGTATATCCAATATTATTGCTATATTAGTAGCTAAATCTAAAGGCATAGCCTTTTTATTTTTACCCATACAATAATAACCTATTGCATTAGCAGTTAAACCACATCTGGTTGCTAACTCTTTCTGTGTCATTTTACTTTCTTTTATTTTGGTTTTTAGATAATTCATTTTTCTTGTTCTCCTTTTTTTCTTCAAATAAATCTGCTTCTAATCTATCTTGTACTCTATGATCAATATCAAATGCTTCCCAAAAATCCATACTAATTCTCCTCCTCTCCTAAATGAATGTCTATTCTTTGATTCCTTATTAATAAATATTCATCTAATGTTATAATTCCTCTATCAAATTTTTCTTGAAGGTTATAAAAACATTGCTCATAATATCTATTATTATGTTCAGGATAAAATTTACGCCAATTTAATAATGGATGCGTATTTTTATGTTTAATTAATTTAATAATTTCATTATCATACTTATTATTATGGTTTATTCCTCTTTTATCAAATTCAGCTAATACTAATAGAAAATAATGAAATAAATATTCTATATTATAATTATTAGCATATTTAACTAATCCATTTTTTATATTAGGATATTGTTTTACCATATCTCCAATTTCATATCTCATAGCTTTTAATTGTTTATCAGGTAAAACTTCAATTAATCTATAATGCCATAATCTCATCAACATCACTCCCTTTTTTATTTACCTCTAATTATTAATTTTGCTAAAGTATAATTTTCTTCTAAGTATATTAGTAAATCTTCTCTATCATCAAATTTATCAATAAAATATTTTTCTCCATCTTTTAGTTCAAATAATAACCAACTATATTCTTCTTGATTCCATTCATATATTAATTCTAGCATTTTAATTATCCCCTTTCATTAAATGACACATATATTTTTTTATTATAACCTATAATAGTATGTGGTACACCGCTTTGCAATATTTTTTTAGCTGTTCTATTAGTTATATGATAACATATCATTCCACCTATAATTTCTTGCTTATTGTTTTTTATTAAATGTATAAATTCTTTGTTGTAATATTTTTCCATACGTTTTTCTTTTATTCTTTCCTTATATTTATTGTAATGTTTTTTCTGTGCCATTCTATGATATTCTTTCTTTTCTTCTTCAGTTTTATGTTCATATTTTCTTGCATTTGGATTTCTATGTTTAAGATAATATTCTTTCATATATTCCTTTCTGTCTTTTTTCATATATAATCTCCTTTCATTTATTAACTAACTAAATGATACCATTACATTTTTAATTTGTCAATACTTTTTATGTTACATTTGTGTTACATTTTAAGATATGTTTTTAAGGGCTTTTTAACCCTTAAAATTAAACATATCAAAACTTATTTGTCCTTCAAAATCATTTTCGGTTTTTAAAAATAAATTTTCTAATATCTTTTCTAGCACATTTACTACTATGCTATTTCCCGCTTGTTTATATAATTGAGCATTACTATTTACTTTAGCTGCTTTATCAAAATCTGAATCATCAAATCCCATTAGTCGCCAACACTCTTTTGGTGTTAGTTTTCTTATTCGCAACCCTTCTTTTTTTAATATTGTTGCACTACTGGTTGTACTACCGCAAGAAGTGCTTTGTGCTGATGCAATTTCTTTTATTTCACTTTCATTATAAGGGTTGAACATTTCTGGCATATAACCTTTTTCATTATTAAATTTTTCATATTTTTTTTCAATATATTTGTTTGTTTCTTTATATAATGGTATATTTCCACCACCTTCTCCCATAGCTGATTGAAGTGTTGAGCAAATATTGCCTTGTAATTTTCCTTTACTACCAAAATTTCTTGAATAAGCACTTTTTATTATAACTGCTTTGTTATCTGATGTATTTAATGTTTGAATCATATCTTTTTGTACTCTACCCCTTCTCGTTTTACTATTTATATTTTCAATATCTACACCATCTCCTTCGTATGCTTCTAAATATCCTTTTTTTGTATTGTTTTTAATTGCTATAAAGTGGTTACTATCATTTATTCTTGCTGTAATTGTTGTTGTTGTGCCGTTATTTATTATTTTATTGTTATAACAGTCTATAAATGAGTTTTCTTTTATATCATCAGCATTTTCGTTGATGGTTTTATCTGCTCTTTTATTACCTATAAAATTATCATCCATTCTACTCCCTGCTCTTGTTGTAATACTTTTAGCTATTACATCTCCATCTGTTACACCAAAACGAAAACCATTTCCTTTTTCCTTTTGTATTTCTTCATTTTTTGTAAAAAAAACTATCATTTTATCGCTTAAATAATATTTTTCATCTACTTCTTGTTCTAGCATATCTTTAAGTTTTAATTTTAATTCGATTGGTTTAGGAAATGTGAAAGTTCCATTATCTATATCTTGCCTTATACTTAATGTGAACACACGTTCTCTGTTTTGAGGTATTCCATAGTTTTTAGAATTAAGCACTTGATAATATGAGTTGTAGCCTAACTCACTCATAGTTTTAATATAATTATCAAAATTATGTTTATGTTTTTTGCTTAATAAATTTTTAACATTTTCCCATAAGACATACTTTGGCTTTAATTTTGCAACTATCCTTATGGTTTCATACATTAAACTTGATCTAGTTCCACTTCCTTCATCTCCACCTTTATTTAATCCTGCTACCGAAAAATCTTGGCAAGGGCTTCCGTGCATTATAAAATCTACATCTATGTCTTTGTCCCACTTTGTTATGTCTTGTGGCTCAAAATTAGTTCCGTTTATTGCATTATAACTTGCTACTGCGTATTTATCTATTTCTACATAGTCTGCTATTTCTGTGTCTATTCCTAATCTTTTAAATGCTTTACTACAAGCACCTATTCCACCAAATAATTCTAATACTTTTATCATTTTATTACCACCCCTTATTCGCCATATAATCAGCAACTGCTAATAATAATTCTCTGCTTATTGGAAATGAATCTCCAATTTCATCTCTAAACTCTACCCCTTTTGTTGTCTCATCAAAAATTATTCTTTCATTAATGTTATTTTTCCAAACTTCAACATTATTTCTATCTTTTCTTTTAAATCCTAATTCTTCCATTTTAAATCCTTTCTATTTTAATATATACTATATTTTTTAAATTAATTCCTATAGCTTTATTATCATAAGTTCCTATAAAATTATTTTGATTCATTATTCCTTCTAAAATTTTATCTATATTTTTGCCATTAAATTTTTCTTCATCTGCTTCTATCCAAAGTGGTTCGCTATCAATTCTATCATAAAAATTTATTCTATACATATTCAACTAACCTCCTATCAACTAAATTTTCAGCTCTAACTTTATTTATTTCTAATGGATCTCCTGGTTTTATTTCTACGCCTTCTTTAGAAATAAAGTTTTTTATACATTTAACTTTAACTGTTTTTTGCAAATCTTCTTTATAAGAGCTTTTACTTTTTAATAATATATTTTTATAATTATCTTCTTTCGCCTTAAAATCAAATTTAAGGCGTTTTTCATAAATATCTGTATAATTTATGTTCTGCATATCAAAATCGACCACAAAACCATTTTCGTTGTTTTTAACACCTATTTCTAGGAAACTATCACACGGTGTTACTATAACAGGTGTACCTACGCTTAATGATTCAACTGGCGTATAACCGATAACCTTCACCGTTGATTACTTAATTGCACTAAATAATCAGCTTCTTCAATATATGGTAAAATATCTAATCTAGGTTTCATATAAATTATATTTGGATCATCTATAGCTGCTGTATCATTAGTAAATATTAGCCATAAATATGGAATATTATTTTTTTCTAAACCCTTTGCGAACTGGATCATCCTATCTTTGCCTTTCTCAGGTGTCAATCTTGTTGCACTTATTAATTTAAGAACCTTTTTAGGTTTATCTAAAAAATATGGATTATAACATAATTCACATTTTACTCCTGTAAGTTCTTCAAAATGCTCACATACTATTTTTGATACTCCTAAATAACGCTCTATTTTAGGGTTTAATCTTATTGGTTTACCATTATATTTTTTATCTGTATGAATTATCTGTATATATTCTTCTGCTTCTACATTATCAATTATATCTAAATTATAATTAAAAAATGCTTTTTTACATTTAATTTTCTGCCCATTAAATTGTTTTACTCTTACATATTTTCTTAATCGTTCTAACTGAGTAGAATCTGCTGTATTATAAAATATCGTTATATCTAAATCTTCATATTTTCTAATTAAATAATACAAAAACGATTCTGTACTCAGCCGCCAATAGAATTTATATCTTTAATATAAAACATATTTGCATATTCTATTGACATTTACATCACCTCCTTTGTAAATTTTTCATTATATAACTGCCCTTGTTGCGTTAAAGAATTTCTTGGTAATTTATTATAATGATATAATACCTTTGGAATTATTGCTTTTTTGCCTTTTCTAACCCTATTATTAAAATCAGCATCTTCTGCCATTTTAAATTTAGGATCAAATCTATTTTCTCCTATAATTTCTTTTTTGTAAACACAATCCCACACACAACAATTCCAAGCAGGTGGAATATCATCAATAATAATAGTATAATCTGTTGTTTGCCAACTAAAATAACAATAATCAAAATCTTCTGTTTCTATTTTTGCTAATATAGTACTTATATAATTTTCTGCTATTGTATCATCTATATCAATAAAGGCAATATATTTGCCTTTTGCGACATCTAATCCTGCATTTCTTGGGACACTTGCCCCACCGCTATTTTCTTTAAGCCTTATTATTTTTAACCAATCATATTTATAATTGTAAGGGATTGGACTTCCATCATCTATTAGTATCACTTCTACCTTTTTTTGTATTTGTTTATCTATTTTTTCTAATAACCTATCTGCATATTCATATCTTTCATAACCAGGTATAATTAAACTTAACAATATTTCCATTCATATCCTCCAGCACTATGATTTATTTTTCTACAACAGGCTGATATTTGTTGGTATTTTATATTAGTATTTTTTTCAGCTTCTTTTAAAGAATCATATTCTTTTATTATTATACCATTTTGTATTTGCTTTACTCTTTTTTTCCAATGTAAAGAACATCTTATTGGTCTTGTACCATATCTACTATTGTGTAAAATAGTACACCATTCTAAATTATTTACATTATTATTTTGCTTATTTTCATCTAAATGATTAATCTGTGGTAAATTATTTATATTAGGTATAAAGGCTATTGCTACTAAACGATGTACTTTAAAAGATTTTCTTTTTTTATTTTTAGTTAATATAATTTGTCTATATCCACTACTATCTAAACTAGGTTTACATATTTTTTCTTTTAATAACTTTTTACCACCTTTTTGCAAAAACCTAATGTTTCCTAAATTACTAACTTGATATAATCCTTCATAATTTACTACATCTTTCCAAATTTCTTCCATTATTTAAACGCCTCCTCTATTTCATTTGAATATATCTTTTCACTAATTAAGAAATTTTTAAATTCATCTGTAATTCTGCCCCTTACTATACCCCAATTAAAATTATTTGTTCTGCCTACATTTATTATTTCAATATTTTTATTATTTATTAAATATTTCCAGTTATTATTTACTCTTGTTAGTTCCCACTCCCACGCATTTTCATTTTTTTCTAAATTATCAATTAAAGCAGTTCTACGCCATATACTTGGTTGGCAACTATGCAAATATACTTGCCCTTGTTTTTGCTCTACCCAATTCTCTGAATATAGATTCGCTTCACGATAATTTGGTTCAAAATTAATTACTGCAACATTAGTATCATTTTTAAGAGTATTTAAAGCATTTTCAATTAAATCTTCTTTAACTGGCTCTCTAACCAACATATCATCTAACATAAATAAAACATAATCTTCTGGTATTAGATCTAATTTTTCTCTTAATCTCTTAGTCCAACTTTCGTTTCCATAAACAAACTCTATTTTAGGATGCTTTGGAAAATATTTATCTATGCAATGAATAAAAGCAGAAGTTAAACATTTATATTTATCACAAGACATTACCACAATACTAAACATTATAAGCACTCTCCTCTCGCCCATTTTGCAGATGTACTATCTGCTCTTGGAAAATTATAATTAACAACTACTAAATTTGTATATTTATCTGTATGTGGTTTAGAATGCAATTCTCCATTAAATTTTACATCTTCATAAGATCTTACCGTTGGATATTCAAACTGCTCTATATATGTTCTTTTTATAAACTTATCTGCTCCTGGATATATGCCCTTTGTATTTGGTGTTAAATGAAGAATCACCCCATCGTTTTGCTTTAAATCATAATATATAATATCTTCTCCTGTTAGCATATCAAGAGCTGCATTAAAATTATTTGCTACAATAGTATCATCGCTATCAAAAAACATTATATATTCGCCTTGTGCATAAGATAATCCTTCTTTTCTTGAATAACCAATTCCCATATTTTCTTTTCTATCTATTAATATTACATTATAATTTTTTGCTATTTCTACAGTTCTATCTGTAGATCCATCATTAACAACAATAACTTCTATATCATCTCTTTTAGGAATACTTGCTAAAGCTTCCATTATAAATCTTTCAGAATTATATGCTGGTATTATTATACTAACTTTTATCATTATTTTTTCTCCAATCTTCTATCATATTTTTAATTTCTTCTTGTGTTAATCTTTTTGCTGTATAACTCGTTAATGGTTCTGTATGTTCTATATCGCTTTTATAATCTTTTCTTATTACATAATAATCTTTATATTTCTTACTATGGTTTAATTCGCTTACTGTAATAAGTGCTTCATCATTTTTTTCTATATTTTCTGTTCCAGTTATTATTTGATTTTCGCTAAAAGCATTAGCTAAATCCTGAATAGTACAAGCTTTACTTTCATATACCCATAATTCTCCATTTTTGCCATATTCTAGTGCTTCTAGTATAATTTCAATACATTTATTAACTGGCATAAAAAATCGTGTCATTTCACCATTTCTAATGGTTAGTGGCTTGTTATTTTTTACTAACTCGTTAAATATTGGAACTACACTTCCTGTTGATCCAAATACATTTCCATATCTGGTGCTAATAATTTCTGTGCTACTTTCGTTAGCATACCCCATACACTCCATTAAAAATTTTGTGCTACCATAACAAGTTGTTGCAGATGTTGCTTTATCTGTTGAAATAAGTATTAATTTCTTTACATTATTTGCAATACAAGCATTAATAACATTCATACTACCTATTACATTTGTTTTTATTGCTTCCATTGGCTGTTTTTCTGCAACTTCTATTCTTTTAATTGCCCCTGTATGAATACAATAATCTACATTTTCCATAGCTGTATTGATAGCATTAGAATCTCTTACATCTCCAATAATTAAATTAATACGTTTATCTGAAATATCTTTTTTCAGTTCCCATTGCTCTTTTTCTGCTCTGGAATATACTTTAATTTCTTCAGTTTCTTCTGCTTTTAGCAATTCTTTTATCAAATTTTTCGCTAAATAGCCACTTCCAGTAATTAAATATTTCATTTTATTTCTCCTTTTTTAATTCTATAAATTATTGCTCTCATACCATTAAAACTATCAGTTTCAACACCATTTGTTATTATATTTATTTGACCAGCTCTAAATGGATCAGATTCAATTTCTAATATTTTATTGCCATTTATATAATCACCTATCTTTAGTTCCATTTAATTTCTCCTCTAATACTTTAATTCTGTTTTCTAATTCTAAATATCTTTCATTGTATGGTACTTTATAATAATCAACTTTTTCAACCATATTATTTGTTATTAAATCAAATAAAACATCGTAGCTTTGCAAATCCATACAATTAAATCTTATTCTGCCATCTGATTTATATATTATTATTTTTTTGATTCCACGATTCCAAAAGCACCACTCTTTTTCTTCAGGTTTAAAACCAAAGCTTTCTAAGTTATCTAAATTATTCCCAGTTATTCTTAACATACTAATCCTCCTTATCATAATATTTTATTCTTTTCCATTTGTAACACTCAGGACATAAACATTCCCCATCTAGCCATATTCTATCACCATCTCGCACATCTTTGCCACATTTAGGGCATTTTACTATTCTATCTAAATAAATATCATTCATCTTTTCTTTCTCCGTTTTTATTTTTATTTTTTTCGTTTTCTTTAATTTGTTTTGCTATTCGCATAAAATTAATAATAACCCCTTTATCTTGTTCTTCTTTCATTCTAACTATATACTCTACAATATCTTTAGGCCTACCCTCTAATATAAAATTTCCATCAGGATAAAACATCGCTCTCATTTAACCACCTTCTATAAATCTTAATTTCTTTCATTAATCTGTGCATATATTTTAATTGCTGTAATCTGGTTTGCCTATTTTTTATTGTTGGTATATGCTGCTTCAAATATTTAATTTTCTTTTGTATTTCTATTTCACTCATTTTTACCTCCATATTTACAATTTTTGTCGCCTGTGAAATTAGGATCTTCTAATTTATTGCAGCCAAGACATCTTCCTGTCAAAATTGCACTATAGCAAGGTTCTTTTAAATCTCTATATTGATCCCCTTTATAATAATAGTTTCCCATTTTCTAAACCTCCTATCTAAATCTTTCTTCTCTAGCCTTATCATTTAAGTGCTTTGCTATCATTGGTTCTAGTTCTTCATAATGCTCTATAACCTTCATTAAATTTAAAACATCATTTTGTTTTTCTAATTTTTGTACGATATTTATGTCTGAATCATATATTTTATCTGTTTCTTCTACCAATAATTTACATACTTTTTCTTTTAGTTCTTTATACATATTTATTCCTCCAATAATTCTTCTATTTTTTGAATTAAATTTATATAATTCTCTTGGCTTTTTATAAATGTATTGCTCTGATTAGGCTTATATTCTTTTATTAATTCTCTTATTTTATCTTTACTAACATAATTTAATGTAACATAACCTTGTAATTCTATTTCTCTTTTATATGTTTCAATTTCTTTTTGTAGTTTAGATATTATTTGTATTACACTATCTTTATTTAATAAAGTAGTATCAACTTTTAATTCTCTAAATAATTCTGCAAATTCTTTTTGTATGTTTTTTAATACTTCATTTTCTTTTTGTAGTTTAGATATATAATTATAAAGAATATAATCATCAGTTGTGGCGTATTCTCCGTTATTCATTAAAATAAAATCTTTTTTTAAGTTTTCTATTGCTTTCTGTTCTTCTTCACTTAAATTACTCATTATCTATCACCCATTCCATATCATACATTTCTTTTTTTTCTAGAATATATTCAGCAGAAGTTTCTTTAAAATGAATATTATATTTTTCTTCTAATTTAACCAAATCTTCTAAAATTTCTAAATATCTTTTATTACTAATCTTTATCATCTTCTACCTCCTAATAATGTTGCTTAACTAGAATTGCAACAAGTTTTATACTGCACCTATTCTTTTTTCCTAAAAAGGAAGTGTATATATCAACCTTATCTAGTATTAGTTAATATCTAAATTATTTATTCTAGCTTTCGCTATTTCAAAATATTCTTTTTCTTTTTCTATACCTATAAAACTATAATTTTTATTTCGTTCTTTCTTCTCATACATTACTGCTTTTCCTGTGCTTCCACTTCCGCATAAAAGGATCAAGCACAATGCCATTGTTTGGTGTTACAAGTCTTACTAAATATTGCATAAGTTCAGTAGGTTTTACTGTTGGATGTGTGTTTTTTTTAGGTGTTTCTGTTCCGAGCATAAGGATTTACTCTTGTAGTTCCATTTTTGTTTAACATTATAGAACCTGCACTACCCTCTTTTCTGCCACCTTGTAGTTCACCTGTTTTTTTAATATCAAACTTATCCAACCCCTCATCTCTGTCTTTCTTACTAGCTTTAGCACAATAAAAATATCTACAAGCACTACCTTCATCTCCATAAGTATTATTCTCTGTATATATTGCCTTTGGTGGAGTATATGTATTTGTATATTCTGTATCTTTATTGTTTTTCTCACTTCTTTTGCTATTTTTTGTATAAGGAAAACCACCACATACTTCATCAAAAGTCATTTGGTCATAAGTTAATATTAAGTTAGCTGGAAACCTACCTTCGTGTTCTACTTTCTCACCGAGTTAATGGTGTAGGAGTTCCTGCACCCCAATTATTCCCGTGTGTTGCTGATAAATCTTTTGTTAGTGAATAAACCTTCTCTGTTCCAATTCTGCATTCATCAATATTTAAACCACCAACACCCCATTTAATAACATTGTCTACTAAACTGCCGTTTAAAAGGTTTTCTTGCTACTATAATGGGCTCAAATGCTGGTTTCAAAGCACTACCCCAACCCTCAAATTTTGAAGTGCCTTTTGTTATATCTATTTTTCCACTTGCTTTTATATTTTTCATATTTTGCGAAGTATCCCAACCGCTTTCATCTCCTAAGGAAGTTTTACCTATTTTAGTTTCTCCTATTATTTCCCTATTATTACCCATTTTTTTATCGTACATTTTTCCTATGTTTTGAGATTTAGGGAAACCACTACCATATAGCCACATAATAGTATCTCTTATTTCAAAACCTGCATCTTCTATCGCTACTGCAATTCTATGAAAAGTTCTACTTCCACCAAATGCTAACAAATAACCGCCTGGTTTTAATACTCTTAAACATTTTTCCCATATTTCTGTATTAAAACTTATTCCTGCATTATCCCAACCTTTACCCATAAAATTAAGTTCATAAGGTGGATCAGTAATAATGCTATCTATGCTATTTTCTTCTAATTTATCTAATTCTTCTAAACTATCTCCATTAATTAGCTTATTCATATTGCTCTATCCACCCCAATTCTTTACATTTTTTATTTATGGCTTTTAGTTCTGCCATTGAAATATTATCGCACATACCGTCATATTCTCCTGATTTATAAAACGATTTATTATCATAATTTAGTATAAAAATATTATCATCATCTTTTTTATATTTTAGTCCACCCCATTGAGTATGTCCTATTTTATATCCTAATTCTTTAAACATATCATCTGCATTACTCATTTATTTTCACCTCTTTAGCTATACAAATTGATTTTCCAGGTGTACCCCTTAGATCATTTACTATTAAAATTTTACCTAAAACATCTTTTATAGGTATCAAATACCCTACACATAAGCAGCTTATTATAATATCATCTTTAAATTGTTCTTTTACATCATAATAATCTTTATTGATAAATTTTATATTATCTGCAATTATAGGATTCATACTTATATCATTATCAATTCCTATATATTCTATTCCTTCATTAGCAAATAAATAACCAAACATATTTACTCCGCTACCTATATCAACCACTCTTTTAGGTTTATATTTTTTTACTTTTTCTAAAATAGCTTCATACCATTCTTTACTTACTGTTCCTTCTTCTAGCATATAATCTAAATAATAATTATTTTTATTTATTTTTTTAAAATATTCTATTACTTCCTTCAGATTTTCCACCTATTTCATTATCCTCCAATTCCATTTTTAAGTGTATATAGTGCCCTTTAGCACCCCTAACACTTGCGTGAATAGAATAACCTTTTCCAGTATCTTTAATTAATCTGCCATTTTTACTCCATTCTCTAAACATTTTTTGGGGGCTGAATCTGTTGTTTAACAATATCTTTTCTAATACGTTTTTGTTTACATAAACATCATCTAACTCACATTTTCCCCAATTTTCTCTACCTTCTCCTGTAAAATTCTTAATATTATTAGCAAATTCATTACTTATGAACTCCCAAGCTCTTTCAGAAACATTTATTTCTTCTTTAGTAAACATAAACTGTGATAATTCTTCTATATCTAGCTCTTTTTCCTCGTTAAATATACAAATTCTTAATAGATCATCAGCAGTTTTTATAAGTGCCATATTCTGTGCTTGTTTTTCTTCTGTATTACTATTTTCTATTAAAGCATCCAAATTATTTTTATAAACTGTACTAATAAATAAACCATTTTCTTTAATATAATTGATAATTTTCTTTCCTGCGAATCCATAGTTGTTTGCAATAACACTAACAACTCTAAAACCATCTGATATTATTTTTCCACTAGTATTAATTTCTATTAATCTGTTAAGTGTACCACCACCAGAATTAATCGTACTAGCTGTCTGTTCCCCTGTTAGAATAAACGTATTCTGCCATTTTTTAAGAGTTTCAACACCACCATCGGCTTTAGCTTTACCTCTATCCATACCTTCGGTAAGCCCCATAATTAATCTATCTAAATCACCCCTGTATGTCTGCAACTCATCAAAAAAACAAGGTAAATTATTCATAAATTCAGCAGTTCTATAATAATAGTTATCGGTATTATTCATAGAAAATTGTAAGTGTCCTTCGGTAGGGTTACCCCAAATACTCATAGCACACATAGCTGCAACTGTTTTACCATCTCCAGTAGTTCCCCATACTAGGGTTACAAATGGTTTTTTATTTAATAATTTAAGTAAAACACTAGCAACACTAGCTCCCATAAGTAATCTAACTACGATATTATTTCTAACGACACTCATCCAATCTTTCCAAAGATCAAAACTACCTTTTTCTTTTAAGCTTTCAAATGCAGCTTTAAAACATTCTTCTCCGTCATATATAACATCAGTATCATAAGGAATAAATTTTTCATCATACCAGCCCATCTTGCTGATAGATTTTCCTCTAGGCAACATATCTCTATTAAATGCAACTAAATCTATAAGATATTTACTAAGTACACTCGTGCTCATACTTGATACAGGTATGCCATACCCCGCAAGTTCAATTAACTTGTTCGCATTGGCAATCTTTTCCTGTGGGATCAAAATCTGTTTCCATTTATTATCTTTTTTATAGCCTAAACATATAACTTCTTTCCCATTTATTACATTTTCATATATGCCTATTGGTTCTATTAAACTTAAACATACTTCTCGCTCTTTAACGGTTAAAATCTTTTCGTTTTCTATGATATACCCATTAGCTTTTAATTTTCTTATAGGAGAATCTTTGCCAAAATCAAGTTCTTCCATTTATTTTATTCCTCCTTTTTTATAAAATATTCTTCTAATAGGTTCTTCATATCTCTATTTATAGCTGTTTGCTTTCTTAATGATACTAGTGCCATTGCTATTGAGCAGCTACAATATCTTTTTCCATTAAATAATAATGATAAATAATTTTCTGTGATTTCCAATATATCACTAATATCTCTATTAGTTCTTCCATCTTTTAAATCACTTAATTTTTCTTGTTTTATTAGATACATTTTTACCTCCCCTTTCTTTTAGTAATCTCATTATATTTATAATCTTAAACTATGTCAATACTTTTTTATAAAATTTATTAAAAATTTTATTTTACCTTTACTTTATCTGTGTTTACATAAAAACCTTTGCCGTACCCCTTCATTTCCTAAAAAATGCCCTTTTTTCTATCTATTGTCTAATTAATTCCCGACTTTTTCAGAAAAAAGTAGGGAAGTGTTCCGCCTTAGAGCAACAAAACTTAGAAGCTAATTTCCCGACTTCCCGACTTTTTTTTTAATAGGGTATATATATTTTTTATTTTTTTTATAAAATTTTATGTTAATCTTTTTTTCGCACGTATCTATTAAAATTAGTAGGGAAAGTAGGGAATTATATATATATATATTTATTTTTTGTTGATATATAGCCTTTTTTTACTTCCCGACTTTTTTCCCAACTTTTCCCGAATTTCCCTACTTTTTAAAAATACTTTACAAAAATTCTCTATTGTGGTATCATTATTTTAGGAGGTGTACTATGGGTAATAAAATTGCTGAAATGAAAAAGGGAGATATTGGTAAACTTAACGGAGTTCAGGATGCCCCTGAATCTGTTGCTTCTACAGCTCTTAGGCGTACCCTCTTGGTTAATAAACTTAATACTTCGAGGTGTACTACCTCTCAAGATTTAGCTGATAGATTTAAACAATTATTTGATATTGCTGCTGATAATGGTTTTATTCCTAATGTTGAAATGTTAGCTCTTGCTAGTGGTATTAATCGTAGAGATATATGGGAAATTGAAAATGGATTATCACATAAAGGTTCAGGGATGGGGGACATCATTAAACAGGCTAAAGAGCTAATAGCTGCCGCTGAAGCACAGTTGGTGCTTTCTGGAGATATAAATGCAACTGCTTATATTTTTAGAGCTAAAAATTTTCACGGAATGGTCGATAAGCAGGAAGTTGTTGTTACTCCAAATAAATTACCACAGGCTGATCTATCAGAAGAAGAGATATTAAATAATTTACCACAGTTAGATAAAGGAAATGTTGATAAATAGGGTGTTTCACGGGATTGTTTAACGTGGAACAAGTCCCTCTTCAGGGAATTTTTTTCAAGGGAATTGAGCGATTTTGGTAAAAATGGCGATTTTTCCTGGAAAAAATAGTAGATTCAACTGTAAAAATGTTAAATCTGGTTGACAATTAGGATCGATTTTAAGGCCTTAATATTTTTAATTAATATAATTAGTCAATAGATAATAAAAAAGCTTTAAAATTGATTTTAGAGCGTTTCAAGTGTTTTTGGCATAAATAAAAAAGCAGATTTTAAGCTGCTTTCTGTAAATATAAAAAAGGATCTTTTAAAAGATCCTTTTTTATTATAATATTTTATTGTTTTTTATTTCGTATTCTTTTGTAAAACTTATACACAAACCATTATTAGCCCCAAAACTTATATCAATACAAATACAATAAAAATTTTTTTCAAGTTGTATAATTTTGTTGTAATCGTCATAGCTTTCTAATTTTTCAAAGTCTATATATGTTTTTATTTCTTCAAAAATAATATCTTTTATTTTTTTATTTCTTATAAAGCCTAATCTTTTATAACAGTTTTTTTCATTTTCTTTTTTATTCATTTTTTTATCTCCTTTTATATTTTATATTTATTTTTATTTTTCCTGGTTGGTATCAATAAACCTATAAAAAATGATCCTAAAATATTGTTGATTAATTTTCTCTTTGTTTGTTGTTTTTGTTGTTTTAGTTTATAATTTTTTTGTATTACTTTTTTATATTGTTCTATTTCTTTTTGTTCTTCTTTTTCTTGTTTTTCTGTTTCTTCATTTTGTATTTTATATATTTTTTTGTAGCGTTTATATATAGTGTCGAGCATTTTATCATATATTTTATAAAATTCTAAAAAATCAATATTTGGTGCGATTTGTTTATGCAGTTCTTTTCGTGGTTTTGATCCTAAATAATATATATAATTTTTTTCATAACTTTTTGGAAATTTTGAAAAATGATATATAAAAAAATTATATAGTTTTATTTCTATTTCTTTTTGTTCTCGTTTTTCTCGTTCTTTTTTTGTTTCTCGTGTTGTTGTGGTTCTTTCTAGTTGATGTAAGCTGTCAATTAATTGTCCCATAAAAACACCCCCTTTTTATTTAGTTCTTAGGCTTGTCGAGTATTGTATGCTGCTAATTTCTCCACGAGATAAGCCGCTTTTTTTGAATATTTTTTCAAGGTCTTCTTTTGTGATTTTATTACTCCAAAAATCTTGAAATCCTTTTGATATTTTCTTTTCTATTTTCTTATATTGTTCTATTGTATAAGTTCCGCTCGGTGTTGTTACCATAAAAATCCCCCCTTATATATTTTTATTTTTTATTTCTAATATTTTATTTTTAATTTCTTTAAGTGTTTTTTGATCTTTTCTTTCTTCTTCTGTTACTGCTTCATATTGTATTAAATCTAAAAGGTCGCTTAATAAATAATTTATAATTGACAAAATGTCAAAAGCATTTTTATTTTCTGTAATACTGCAAGAAATGCTGTAATTTTCAAGCCTTTCTATAAGTTCGCCCAATTCTTTGTTATATGTTGTAAAAAGTCGGCTTTTTTCTGTAATGTCTTTTAATTTTATATTTTTATTTTTCATTTTTTAAAATCTCCTTTTTTATTATAAATTTTCGTTGTATTGTATAATATTTTTATCTATTAATTTTTGAATTGCTGCTCTTTTGTTTGGTGTGTTTAATGCTTCTTGTAAAGCTTCTTTAATTTCTAATTTTAGCCCCCAAATATAATCATTTAAAAATAGATATAAATGTTTTAATGTTGTGTGTGAATAGTCCCAATTTTTGCCAAGTGTTAATGAATTGTCTTCTATAACTGCGATTGTGCTTTCATAACTTTGGAATATGTTTTTTCCTTCTCCATAGATCCTAAACTGATTTTTATCATAAAATTGTTCTACTTTCATTGTTTTTACTCCTCCTCTTCTTCTTCAAATAATTCAAGCCCGAAATCTTTATATATTTCTTGTGTATCTTCATACTCTGCAAGTTGCCAAATATCTCTGCAACCTGAAAAATAATATACTAAATTGTTGACGGTTTCCTCATTTATTCCATAAATTCCAAAAGCGAAAGAAATTGTTTGTTCTTCAATTCCTAAAAAATCGCTTAAATAGTTTGTAATTTTGTTTTGTTCTCCTATAAAATCTAAATATTTTTCTTTCATTTTTTCCACCTTTTAAACCTTTCTATTTTCTTTGGAGTTTCCCCCCTTACTAACTATATTTTATCATATATATATTAATTAGTCAATAGATTTTTAAAAAAATTATAAAATTTTTTCTAAAAATACAAGTATTTTATATATTGAAAAAATATATAAATTAAAGAACAAACCCAATAGAAAAAGCTTTATAAATTCAGCAGTTAAAAATTCAAAAAAAGTCATTTTTAATTTTTTAGCTTTTCTTATTTCTTTTTTTATTCCTTCCATTTTTTGATCCTCCTTTTTATTTTCTAATATAATTATAATATATATATAATAATTAGTCAATAACAATTACATTACAATTACATTACATTTACATTACAAACAAACACAAAACCAAAAAAAGCAAATTGTCAAAAAGTCAACACCAAGCATTATGTAAACAATAAAAAGAAATCTATTGACTTTGTGAAATAAACCCGCAAACCCTACAGCCGTCTAACTCTGCACAAAATATGTATTTTGTGCAATGTTGCGACCTGTTTTTGGTGTTTTTTGTTCTTCTTTTATGTACTATAATTTTATTTTTTTATTTCTTATTTTATGGATCAATATTTTTTTAATAAGTACTTTTTTTATTTTCTATTGTTTCAAAAAACAAAAAGCGGTTTTTTTATTATTTTTTTCGTGTTTGATCCTATACTATAAGCCACCCCGCCCCCTATACCAGAAAAACACGAAAAACCGCATATTAGCCCTTCGAGTAAATTTAAAAAAACACTATCTATTGACTAACTATTGACAAAAGAGAGAGCATATATTATAATGGTATCAAAAGGAGAGAGAAATATATGGAGTATAATAAAAGTACGGGAGTAATAAGAGACAAAGATAATCAATATAGGTGGCCAGTAGAGCTAACGAGAGCGGAGATGAGAATAGCGGAAGTGTTATTTGATTGGAAGTGGCATAGTATGGAAGAAGTAGAGGAAAAGACGGGTATAGAAGGGCAGAGAAGGAGAGTACAGATAAGTAAAATGAAGAAGAAGATAAAAAGGTATATAGAGATAAAGATAGATAGGAAAGGGGGGCGATACAGGTGCGTGAAAATAAAGAAAAAGCAGGAAAGACAGTAAGATTTAGCATAAGGATACCGAGAGAGCAACACGAGTGGTTAAAGAAGCGAAGTGAAGCGAGTAGGGGTAAGAATTTTGAGAGCATAAACAGACACATAATAAGAATAATAGAGAAAGAAAGAGGAAGGTACGAAGGTATTGAGTAGGCGAACGTATTTTAATGAAAAAGGGGAAGAAAAAGTAGTGATATTAGATTATGATGTATGTAGGTTTAAGACGAATGGGATATGTTACAACAACTACGATTATAAGGTATTAGGGAAGAAGTGTTATGGTTGCATAGGAGGTAGTAATTGGAAAGAGAAGAAGCGGTAGCGAAGCTGAGAGCTGGGATAAAGTTAGAAGGGAGAAACGTACACGAAAAGTACAGCATAGTAGAAGCGATAAGGTTGCTAATGATAAGACTATTAGAGGATTTAGAAGGCGAGAAAGCGGAGATTCTGAATGGTATTGTAAGGGATAGCAGAGTACAAGAGCTAGATGAAGTAGCGAAATTACTAATAGAGCGAAGTATGGAGCTAATAGAAGAAAGCGAATACACAGAAGGTAAAGTAAGGTTAGCGGGGTTCATAAAAGAAGCATATCAGGTATTAGCGAGAAGGGATTTTGAGAAATTTCTAATAGCGATAGAGTGGAATTATCCTAGTGATATGAAGTTTTATGGGATAAGAGAGCGAGTATTAAGAGAATGGGCGGAGTATTTAGAAGATTTAGAGTATGGAAGATTAAGATTATTAAGCATAAGTGCACCGCCTAGAACAGGGAAAACAACGATAGGAGAGCGATTTTTTTTATGGTGTATGTTAAGGCATCCAGAAAAGAGTTGTTTTTTTGTAAGTCATACAGCTGCAATGGCGATAAAGGTATATAATGATATAATAAATATGTTAAATGATAGTAAAATGGAAATTACGAGAATATTTCCAGAAGGCGTGATAGTAGAGAAGAATGCAGAGCAGTTGTATGTGCAGTTAAAAACGAATATGAGTACAGGGTATCATAGTGCGTATTTTAGGGGAATAGATGGAAATATGGCAGGTGTATTGGAAGCTAGTTGGTTGTTATATTGTGATGATTTAATAAAAAACATAGAAGAAGCTATGAATCCTGATAGATTAGAGACAGCGAGAATGAAATACGGAACAGATATAGTGCAAAGAAAATCGAATAAAGGCGTAAGAGAGCTTCATATAGCGACTAGATGGAGTACAGGAGATGTAATTAGCACACTAGAAAAGGAAAATGAAGGAAATGAGAAGGCGAAATTTATAAGGATACCAGCACTAGATGAGAATGGGCACAGTAATTTTATGTATAAAGGTGATTTTGCACTAGATGAAGAATATTTTGCAGAGAGAAGGAACTCACCAATGATGGATGAGATCAGTTTTGAGTGCATATATCAGCAGAATCCAATGGAAAGAGAAGGATTATGGTTAAACGAAAAGAGTTTGAAGTATTATGATGGGAATTTACCAGAAAGTGAATGCGATTTAGTATGTGCTGGTTGTGATGTTGCTTGGGGTGGTGGCGATTATTTGAGTATGCCGATAGCGAAAGTATATGGAACACAGGTATATATAAATGATGTAGTATATAATAATGGTACGAAAGAAGTAACAAGGCCGATAGTAGTAGGTGCAATAAAGAATAATAAAGTAGAAAAAGTAATATTTGAAGCGAATAATGGTGGAGATGAGTATTGCGATAGGGTAAAAGATGAATTAACTGATAAAATAGATATACGAAGTCAGAAAGCACCAGGAAACAAGAGCAAGACAGCGAGAATAATGGCAGTAAGTGATGAAGTAAAAGGAGTAAGCCCAGAATATCAGTTATATTTTTTAGATAGAGAATCAAGGCAAGGGAAACCTATGTATGAAAAGTTTATGAAGGATCTATTAAAATATAATACAGCTAGTAAGTTTATAGGAAGGCAGAAAGATGATTGTGCAGATAGTTTAGCGATATTAGTAAGCCAGGTATTAGAGGCAAGGACAGTACAGCCGAAAGCGGTAAGTAATTTTAGTAGGAAAGATATAGGATTTTAAAAAAAGTATTTTAAATATAAAATTGATATGATATAATTTAAGTGTGTGGAAAAGGGTTTTCACATACATAAGAATTATCTCTTATTGGAAAAAGCGGTGCTCGTAGGGGTATCGCTTTTTTAATGTGGATAATTTAAAAATTTTTTATTGACATAAAAAAGAATAAGTTATAAAATAAAGGTAGATATAGAAAAATAGGAGTAAAATGTCTTGGAAGATATTATAATGAAGCCTACAATGGGTAGGAAAAGAATAATAATTGAAAAAGAAATTACTAGAGATACGTTAATTCCTATATTACAGAAGGCATTAAGTATCCACTATCAGAATCAGCAGGAGTGCAGATATTTAATAGATTATTGTAAAGGAAAGCAGAATATATTAGATAGAAATTCAGAAGATGCTGGTTATAATAGCAGTATAAATAATAAAACAGTAATAAATTATGCTTGGAGTAGTGTAAGAGATATAGTAGGGTACACGTTTGGAAAAACAACGCAGTATAATCCTACAACAGGGCAATATAGGAAAGATATTGATGAATTATCAAGAATATTGAATTATGAAGGCAATGCTTTAGCAGATCACGAAAGTTCAACATTTGCGAGTATATGTGGATTTGGTTATTTATGTATGTTACCAAATGAAGAATTATTAAGTGATTATATGCCAGACATACCGATAATAGATTGTTCATTAGATCCATTAACAACATTTATAATACAAAGTGCAAGACCTGGAAATCCTACATTAATGAGTGTTACATATTATAGTGATGAAGAATATACATATTTTTCTTGTTTTACAGATAGTAAGGTATATACTATAAAATCAAAAGGAATTGGAACACTAACACAAGGGCAAGAAGTACAGATAGTAGAAAAAGGAAATCCAATAGGGTTAAATCCAATATCAATGGTACAAAACAACTCATTTTTAATGGGAGATTTTGAAGTTGCTATAAGCGTATTAGATGCAATAAACCAATTAGGTAGTGATACATTAAATGATGTTGAAAATGTAATTAAGAGTTTGCTAGTAATATTAAATGCAGAGTTAGATGATGAAACAGTTGAAAAAGTTAAGCAAAACAGAATATTAGAATTAGTAGGTGGGGATCAAAACAACAAAATACCTGATGCTAAATTCATATATCAGCAGCTAGATGCTTTAGGTATGCAGAATATAAGGGAATATTTAGAAGAAGCATATAAACAGATAATCGGTATTCCAGATAGAAAAACTCGTGGCGGTGGCGGTGGCGACACAGGAGATGCTGTTAAATTAAGAGATGGTTGGGCAGATATAGAAATAGTAGCAAGAATTAAAGAGCAGTATTTTAAAGTTGCTAAAAGAAAACAAGTAGCAGTAGCCATAGAGATATTAAAGAAATTAAATCTTGTAAGTGAAGGATTTAGAGTAAGATACTTAGAAATTAAAGTACCAAGAAATAATATAGATAACTTACAGACAAAAGCACAAGCATACAGCACATTAAACGGAACTAAGACACTTCATCCAGCAGATGCTTTAGATATGGTAGAATTAACTACAGATATTGATAGCAAAGTTGAAAGAGGAATTAAGTTCTGGGAAGAACAAGCTGAGAAAGAGCAAGAACTTAATAATGAAATTAAAATGGGGCAACAACAAGAGAATCAGTATAATACAGATATAGTAGAAACGAAAGAAAGAAAAAAAGCTATAAAAGCAGAAAATAAGGCTCAAAAAAGAGAGCGTATATATTAGGTATTAATGTTTGGAGGTTAGAAAGGCAGCTAACACACCAGAAATGGTTTTAAAAGAGATGTAGGAATGTCGCCCTACCCAAATACAAGATAAATACAACTCACGCACAGAGAAGTGCTATAATCACGAGTATCTGCCCTTCTATGTGGGCTATATACATAGATAGGTATTTGCACAGAGAAGTGCTATAAACACTACCGAAAGAAAGGAAAAATATGAGTTTAAAAGAAATTCTTGGAGAAGATTACAGGGATGATATGTCAGATGATGAAATTAGTGCAGCTATGGAAAAGAAATTTTTAGCTAGTGGCAAGTATGAGAACAAAGAAAAGGTTGATGCTGAAAGAAGAAATGCAGCACAAAAGCAAAAAGAACTAGAAGCAAAAATCAAATCTAAATTAAGTGATGATGAATTAAGTCAGAAAGAAATGGAAGATTTAAAAGCAGAACTTGAAAGAATCAAACTTGAAAAAGCTGAAAGTGATAAGAAGCATAGCAGGACAGTTTCAGGAGCTAATATGTCAGAAGCGAGAACCATATTAGAAATTAAGGAAAATGATAAAGAATTTGAAGATTTCTTAACTTCTATTAGTGGTGA